AGGAATCTATGGCTATAACTTCCAAAATTGATATTGCTCAACAAGCTATGGTGTTAGTAGGTTTACAACCTTTAACAAGTTTTGATGACAAAACAGATGAAGCTCTTTCTGCAAATTTATTATACGAACCTGTTGTTGAAGATTGTTTAAGTTCTCACCCTTGGAATTTTTCTACAGGACAAAAAATATTAAATAGATTAACTGATACTCCAATAGATATTTGGGATGCGGCTTATCAACTACCTACAGATGTTAAACCATTAGTTATTCAAACAGTTACTAATGATGATTCTACAGTTAGATATGATCGTTATGAAGATAAAATTTATACATTAGATGCAGATGTAGGTGAAGAAGATGTTTTAACAGCAACGTATCAATTTAGAGTTGATGAAGGAGATTGGCCTCCTTACTTTTCTATGTATGTTGTATATCGTTTAGCTTCTACTTTTTCTTTATCTATTATTCGTAAAGGTGATATAGCTCAAACTTTATCTCAATTAGCAGAACAACAATTTTCAAGAGCTAAAACTCGTGATAGCCAAGCTGTTACAACAAATAACATTAAGTTGAATCGTTTTGCTAATATAAGGAGATAACATGGCAATTCTTCGCCAATTTTGGACAAATTTTACAGGAGGAGAATTAGATCCATTATTATCTTCAAGAGTAGATACTCATGCTTATGCAAATGGAGCTAAAACATTACGTAATGTACGTGTATTGGCTCAAGGTGGTTTAAAACGTAGACCTGGAACAAAGTATATATCTACTTTATCTGGCACATCCCATCAAATGGAACAGTTTATATTTTCTGATTCTCAATTATATTTCTTTATTTTTACAACTTCAACATTAAATGTTTATAACGGAACAACAGGCGCAACTGTTGTAACTGTAAACAGTTGTCCTTGGACTTCAGGAATGATTGGAGATTTAATTGTAGCACAAACAGCAAACACTATGATTGTTACGCATCCAGATTTAGTAACACAAAAAATATTACGTACTGGAGCGTCAACATTTACAGTTACTAATTTTGTATATAAAACAAAAGATAATTTAGTTCATCAACCTTATCATAAATTTGAAGCTGATAGCTTAACTTTTAATCCTAGTTCAACTAGCGGTGACATTAATGTTGTATCTTCTTCTAATTTTTGGGTTTCTGCTCATGCAGGACAAAATTTTAGAATTGGTCTTAAACAAATTACTGTTAACAGTATTACTAATGCAACAACAGCGGCATGTACTGTACGTGAAACACTTACTAATTCTGATGTAACAGATGATTGGCAAGAACCTGCTATAAGTTCTACAAGAGGATATCCTAGATCATGTTGTTTCCATTCAGGACGTTTAGTTTTTGGAGGAACAAGAGATTTACCTAATTTTATATTTGCATCTAAAACTTCTGATTATTTTAATTTTGATGCAGGAGAAGCGGCAGATGATGACAGTATACAAGTACAAGTTTTAGAAAGCCAAGTATCTGAAATTACTGGAGTTTTATCTTTTAGACATTTATTAGTATTTACTGATAATAGTGAATTGTATTCTCCTACAAGTGCTTCTGCTCCATTAACTCCTAGTAATGTTTCTTTTCGTAGACAAACTCGTTATGGAACATCAAGATTACAAGCTAAAGAGTTTGATGAAGCTATAGTATTTTTATCTAAAGGAAAAAAATCATTAAGAGAATTTACATATGATGATATTAAACAAGCATACTTATCACCTTCAGTATCATTGTTATCAGGGCATTTAATAGATGATCCTGTTGGATTAGAAATTCAAACTGAAAATGATCAAGGGCAAGAAAGTTATGCTTATATAATAAATTCTGATGGATCGTTAGCTGTATATATGGCTATGCGTAATGAAAAAATAGCTTCCTGGTCAAAATGGACTACTAATGGAGAATATAAGAATATATGTTCTATTAATGGTTTAATTTTTGCTATTGTTAAAAGAACTATAGATGGTGCTGTTGTATATTTATTAGAACTATTTGATTCTAATTTAACTTTAGATGCTTCTGAAACATTAACATCTGGATCAGCTACGGCATCTTGGACTGGCTTAGATCATTTAGATGATACTGTTGTAAAAGTAGTAAGTGGTAATTATAGTTTAGGATCTAAAACTGTAGGTTCTGATGGAAGTTTATCAACATCTCCTGATACATTCACAACAATAACAGTTGGATTAGATTATACTCCAGTAATAACTACATTAGCTCCTGAATTACAAGTAGAAGGAGGAACTTCTGCTGGTACACATAGACGTGTTGTTCGCACAGTTTTAGATTTAAATGAAAGTTTAAACGTAAGTGCAAAAGGAACAAACTTACTTATACGTAATGTTAATGATGATTTATCTATAGAACCTACTACAATAACTGGAAGAAAAGAATTTTGGATGTTAGGTTGGGATAGACGTGGAGAAGTAACAATAACACAAACAGAACCATTACCTTTAACAGTAAATGGTATAATGGTAGAATTGGAGTTTTAAATGGGTGATCCAGTAACAATGGCTTTGATGGCCGTCAAAGTTGGTGGCGGTATAATGGAAGCAAGAAATGCTAAAAAATCAGCAAATATGCAAGCACAGTCTTATGAAAGACAAGCTTTAGCTACTCAAATTGAAACAGAGCAAGCCGCTGGTAATAGAGCTAGACAATATGCAGATGCAATGTCAACTGAATCTGCTGGACAAGCGGCATATGGTAGAACAGGAGGAGGAGGTACTGGTCGTGCTTTAGCACAAAATCAATTATCTTCATACAATCGTGACTCTAGTAGAATACTAACTGCTGGTGATAATCAAGCAAAAGAATTAAATCAATCGGCTTCTAATGCAAGAACGCAAGGCAATATGGCTATGATGAGTGGTTATATGCAAACAGCAGGTGGAGCTTTAGGTGATTACCAAACATATACAAAAACAGGAACACCTAAAGGTGTAAAAGCTAAAAAATCTAAAACGTATGGTCAAAGTTAATGGGAGTTAAAGTAAAAACACCAACGCCCTTTATAGGTGCAGGACAAATTGGAACAATTACGCCTAATTTATCAGGAATGGGTAGTGCTATTGCAGGAGTAGCAGATGATTTATTAAAAACTCGTTTTGAAGATAGAAAACAAACTGCTTTAGAACAAGGTACAATAGACAGTCATGATTTAATAACTTATGGTCAAAATGGTCAATTAGAACCAGTAAAAACTTTACCAGAAGATAACACTTGGTATTCACAAGCTGTTAGAGCTGGAGCAAGAACTAATTATTATAATGCTTTATCAACAGATCTTAAAACTTTTAAAGCTAAAACTTTAGCAGAATTTCCAAATGATCCTGAAGCTGTTAAAGATCAAATGGAAATTTATAGAGAAGGTATTACACTTGATTTAGATCAAAGTCTAACTGGTGGTACAGAATTAATGTTAAAAACAGTATCAGAAGAAAGTGTTTTATTAGCACAAGGTAATTTATTTAATAAACAAAAAACAGATATGGTAATTGCTGGAGGTGAAGCTTTAAAAGAAATAGAAACAGAAACTTATGCACAAGCTTTAAACTCTAATGGTGGAATATTTAATGGTAAATTAAATTTTATTGCTGAACAAAGATACGAAGATGCTTTAATGCTTTTAGCATCAGGTGGAGCAAAAGGATATTCAATAGAAAGTATTCCTAAAAAATTAGAAATTTTTAAAAAAAATGTTGAAGTTTATAAAAGCATTTACCAATCTAAACAATTTTTAAAAGTATTAGAAAATCCTACAGGTTATACTGAAACTCAATTAAATGATGCAACATTAAGTTTAATGGATTTACGTAGTAATTTATTTAAAGGATTTGAAGGAAATCTTGATCAACAAAAATTATTTAAAAGCACATGGAATGAAAAAGTTTCTATAGTTAAAGAAGAGCTTGCTCTAAAACAAAAAATATCTAACGATAGAATAGAAGAAGAACAAAAAGTTAATAATTTTACTTTTAAAATGGATATTCAAAATAACAATCTTGATGCTGTATCTTGGTTAAATAATCCAGAAGAAATAAATCAAAAAGTAACAAATAAAGAAATTACAATGAATGATGCAATTTCATTACATAGTTCATATCATACAATAATAGAAACAGACGAAAAAGAAGTAATAAAGATAAAAAATCTTTTTTTGCAAAACGCTTATAAATCAGGAGATATTAGTGAAAGTCAATTATTATCACATGACAGTATTAAGAGTGACTCAAATGAAATAGCAACATATATTAAAACTAAAGATGCTATAATTAAAACAACTAATGATAATTTAACAAAACAAAAATCAAATAATCAAGATATAAATATTTTAAATTATATAGAAAATTTGCCTCAAATTACTTCTGATCCTAATCATCCTTTATTTGTTGGAAATCCTAATCCTATAAAATATGAAGAATTAGAAGCAATTATGATTAAAAATGGTCATATTGATAAAGAACTTTTTAATAATGGAACATATAATAAAGCTGATAAATTAAAAAGTATATTAACAGCTAGAAAAGCATATATTAAAGATCAAAATCTTAAAAATGCAGTTATTAAAGCACAAAATAATTCTATAACAAACGGCACTCCAATGTCTGTATCTGATCATAATGACATGTTAAAAAACAAAGGAGCAGATTTTGATATAACTAAAGATGATCCTGTAGAATATTATGAAACTTGGAATAAACCTTATCTTACATTAAATGGGCCTTTACAAGATATTATAAATGCACCTGAAAATTTAACACAAGAACGTGTTGATAAAATGCTTCCTTTATTAGAAAAAATAAAAAATAACGAAGTTTATTTATTTAATACAAATGACCATGCAAAAGTTTTTTGGAAAACTTATATGGATGGTTTAAAAACTTCTGGTATAAGTCCTGATGCGGCTTTTGATCAAGCGCAAAAAGCGCATATAAATAGTCAAAAACCAGATAAAAGAGATGATGATACAAATTTTTTTAATCGTCATTTTCC